GAGTATGATTGGGATCATGACGACGATTTTGAAGACGAAGACGACAAATAGTTTTATATTACTAGTATAAAGATAAAGGTAGGGTATTGATTTACCCTACCTTTTTTTATGATCTATAACCCATTAGGTACAATCACGTAATGAATAGTTAAAACAATAGCAACTGATACTAACAAGCCAAACATCATCTTTAAAAAATCTTTACCAATAATTGGAAATACATGTTTAAATTTATAGTCTTTCATTAGTGTTGATATCGCAAGTTCTCTACCACATAACAATCCTACAAACACCCAGGTTGTACTCATTGGTATATCGTTGTACTCTTTAAAGAACAATAGTATAAAAGCATACACTAGATCAATCAGTGTAGCAGATCTAACAAACCTTGTGCCTGTTTTTTCTATCACAATCTTTTGTATCTTACCACCCTTTTCGTAGAATGTATATCCTAAAAAAACGGCAAACACAATTGATATCATAATCATCCATTCCAATGGAACTGCTCTTGGTAAGAACACAGCAATATTTGCCATGTCATGACTTAACCAAGTGTACCAAAGAAATGCTGTGCTACACCATTGTGCTATACGCCAACGTTTTGCAACTTTTTGATTTGTAATTTTATCTGACTTTTCATCTATTATTCTTTCTATTATATTCCATGCCGCATAAGCAACTATTGCCGCTAGTGCATAGCCTATAATAGATTTTATCAACATCTTCTCTAACACAAATGTACTTGCAAAAGCACTCAGCACTAGAAAACTTGTTGATACAGGAATACCAACTCTTGTTAGTAATAAAAGTATTAAAGGGGCCATAGCATGATACCATTGGATTTCTTTAAACGGTATTTTGTTTAATCGTCCATATGATATATCTCCGCCATTAGTACTCCACCCCCACCAAATAGTAAACCATAACACAACAGTTGCGGCTATCCATAGATAATACCATTTGAATTTATTTTGATTGGATGCCATCCATGTACCAAGGGTTTGTACACTGTCATTTGCAACAACTGAATATGCCGCAAATATAAAACCAAGAAACATCCAAAGTGAGTAGTTTTCTATCATTGTATATTCTTTCTATTATTCAAAGTTTATTGTACAAGTATTTACAATAAAAATCAACGAGAAATGTTACAGAAAGATTAATTTTTTATTACAGAGATTGGCTGAGTTTTATCACGTTCACGTCGTTGTGCTTTTTTCTTTCCACATATTCTATGACACATTTGTGATTTTTCAAAATTACTCATTATCTTTTTATAAGCAGGTCCATTTATGATTTCTTCATAGGTGTGATTATAGATACTCATTGAATCCAAATCTTCTTTGGTAAGTTCAAAATCACTAACCTGTTCATGCTGGCTAACTCGCATAAAGCAACAGGGCATGTATAAGCCTTCACTAGAAATAAAATTCATATAACTATCAACATTCATACAACTAGGATATATATTTTCAGTTTCATAAATTTCTTTTTCTTTGGCTACAGGAATCTTATTATAGTTTTTTCTTTGTTTGCTACCTTCAGGCAACTTTACAACATCTAGATTTTCAATGCTGTCTTGATCTATATCCTGATTTTGATTTTTCTTTTTTACTGACAGTATTGCTGTTCTAGGTGTTACTCCAATAATCAATTCTGTTGTATTTTCTAAACCTTCAACATATAGTTCTAGTCTATCTAGACTTTCGTTAAAAACACTTTTATCAACCAATTGACCAATTGGTGCTCGATGTGTATCTATGATTTCAAAACTAGTAAATCCTATAGCTCTAGCAGTGTCATAGGCTGTTTTCATATCTTCAAATGAACAATTATATTTAAAAACAATATACTTCCATTTTATTCTTTTATTATATTTTGCTAGAATCTCTGCTCCTAGTTTTATACTTAGCCAATCTGCATTGACTCTGTACTGTGTAAAGTTGTCTGGAGTACCATCTATACTAAACGTAATTTCATCTTTGTTGTCCATTATTTCTGCAATGGCCTGCCAGTCTTGTTCTTTTCTATAACTGCCATTGGTGTCCATGCTAAAATGCAGTCCGCTGGCTTTGATTGCTTGGAGAGTTTCTACTAGTTTTGGATGATATATTCCGTCTCCATATGCACCTGTTAGTACAACTTTTTTCAATGACATTGTTTTAAAAAACTCAAGTAACTTGTCGCTGTCAATGTGGCCATTATCCCAAAGGTGTCTTTCGTGTTGTTGAAAGGTTCTTGGACAGTTAGGACATTTGATTGTGCATTTGCTGGTTAGTTCTAGTTCTATTCTATCTGTTTTTGGAAACTGCATGTTGTGTATTATAACAAAGTATCTAGTTTAAATCAACTGTTTAATTGGTGCTTTAATCCTGTTTTAAAGTGTCTTATACTAGGATCTTAATACTTTACGAGTATTTGATCATGTTAACTTAAAACCCTATTTAAAAGAGGATTTAGACTAATGATCTAATTCTATCTCTTAGGCGAATAGCTCTGTTTCCTACCTGTTTAGCCCAACGTGAATCCATCATTTCAACTGAAGCAGTGTCCCAGTTGTGTGCTTCTACAGCCGCAATAAACTTTTTGAATTGTTTTAATCTTGGTGCTCCCATGTTAAACGTCATGTTCACAATTACTTCCTGTGCTTCACTAGGTAGGTTATCTAGATTAGGAAATACTTTTTTTGCTTCACTTATATAGGTAGCAACATCACTGTCAAACACAGCATTCACACGTTCTTCTGTGATAGGTGTGCCCACAGGCTTACCATGTTCTTCATCTGCTTCAGTAATAAGATGTCCTATACCAAATGTAGGATATCCCAAATGATCTAGATAGATTTCGTACTTGACTCCTTCGTCTATTTTTAATTGTTCTCTTAGATTGTCTATATTCACTTATTGTTCTCCTTGCATTTATTTATATTGGCCTGCTTGGCAGGAGTTGAACCTGCGACCTTCAGTTCCGCAAACTGATGCTCTATCCAACTGAGCTACAAGCAGATTATTCGTTGAATACATATTCAAAGTTTACTGTGTTCTTGTTTTCTCTTAATTCTATAGCACCGTTTTTTGTGTGAAACTTTCTAGCCATTTCTGTTTTGGGCGACAGTGTAACCAATCTAGTTAGATGATTTGACTGTTTGATCATTTTAAAAACTTCTTCAACTATCTTTTGGCCGCCTCCACGTTTGCGACTCCATACTGTGTAGGCAATGGCAATTTTTCCTTGAGCTTGTGCTGTGTTTATAGATTCTGTATGAGCTTGTTTGCTCATTGTGTCTAGTTCTTCTACTGATGCTGGTACTTCGTTGGTAAATGCAAAACACATTACAGCAACAATTTCGTCTCTGTCTTTGAGACCATAGATCTTTCTGCCGTACTGCTGTCTAAACCAATTGCTTAATTCTGGTCTAACAGGATCTTCTGCGGTGTCTACTTCGTTGAGTTCTACTAGTTTGACTTTGTTTAGCCATTCAAATTTATTTGCAATCCATTCACGCATACAAGCCTTCTTTAATTAAAATACAATTGATAGTGTTGCTACTAATATTGTGATCCATGTTATAGATATTACTATAACTCCAGACCAATACATCATTCTTGTGTGCCTGAATCTGTGCCTGCGCCGCCACGTTTGATTGTTTCAAGGATCATTTCCATATCGTCAAACGCATCTCGCTCTTCTGATAAACTGTTTTTATAGGCAATTTTTATTGCTTTGTTTAACACAGCAGGTTTGATGTCTAGTTCTTCTGCAATGTGTTTTACTGTGTCTCGCAATCCTGATCTCAGATCATCTGTTTCCTGTAGTACCTGTGTTGCTTCATCAAACAGTCTAATTAGTTTTGCTTTTTCTTCTTGATTGATTGTTAGTGCCATATTATTTTCCTAGTTTTTTAGATCTACCCAATGGTAGTGTTTGTTGTTTTTCATAGACGCCGCCTTTTTTTGCTTGCCATTCAACTCTAACTTCTTTGCTTTTGGCATTTGTTTGAAAAGATTTGACTGCTTTTTTATAACTTACTGCATCTACTGTTTTTGGTTCTTGGTCTCCATCATAGAACGTATACGCTCTCATTTTTGCCATAACTCTCCTTGGTTACGATTATTTATTTTATTCAACATTAGTTGTAATTTTATCATCTAGGTATTTGACTTTTTGTTCTAGATGTCGTATTTCCCAACCTTGACCTTCTGATAGTTTCTGTAGATCTACCCAAACATCATGATCATACAACTGCTGGTGAATATCATTTATTTTTGTTAGATGCTGTTTGAAATCATCAACTAATCTAACTACTTGTGGGTCTTTCATTGTTGTTCATCCTTGTATTGACTTATTGTTTAATAAGTAATATAATAAAACATATTAAAGAATTAGTCAAGAGTAAAAATGATTGTAAAATTTCCAAACGAAAAAGTTGTTATGGTAAAAATTGGCCTGAAATGCGGAACTACAAGTGTTTATAGTATGCTGGTTTATCCTAGACTTAGAACATTAGATCATACTACATATGACGGCGAGGAAAAAATACTCACTCCACTTAATGAATATTGGAGCACAAAAAAAGAGTGTCCTTTTAAAATCAACTATAAAATTGCCATAGTTAGAGATCCTATACAGAGATTTTATAGTTTATACAAACAAAGAATTTTAAATAAAAATTTACAAGATAGCAAACCCAATTGGGAAGAATTTGTGAACAATTTTAAAAATATTGTAAGACCATCTGAAGATTTATGGGGACATTCTCGTCCCCAATATTTAACTCTAGGCAAAGATCCTTCTATATATGACTATGTTTTTAAAACTAGCGAAATAGATAAATTTGGAAAACTTGTTATCAAAATAAGTGATCTAGATATGGATATGCCAAACATTCATTATAACAAATCTTTAAACTTTGGTAAAGTTATGTGGATTACTCCTGATCATACAAAAAAAATTAAAGAATACTATGCAACAGATTACAAATACTGGGGAGATTATTTTTAGTTATGAATAAAACATTTTGTCCAATGCCGTTTATCCATGCCCAAATTAATCCAGGAGGAAAAGTATTGCCCTGTTGTAAATGGCAAGAAGATCAAGATGGAAACACTGCTTGGCCAAACATCAATGATGGAGGACTAGATCAAGCATTAAATCACAAAAACTTTCAAAAGGTTAGACAAGATCTATTAGAAGGAAAAATGCCAGGCGGATGTTCAAAATGTTTTAAACAAGAATCAACTCTTGGCAAAAGTTATCGCTTGTATAGATTAAACAAAGACAAAAGTTGGATAGATAAAACCTTTGACAAACTTTCTAAAACCTATCACAGTATGCGTTTTATTGAAACTGCATTTAGTACTTTGTGTAATCTAAGTTGTAGAATGTGTTGGCCAGGAGTAAGCAGTACTTTTCATAAGATTGTCAATCCTAAACAGAAAAAACAACAATTATATGATTATGGTTTAGACTTTTATAACATAGATCTATCCAATCTAAAAGAAATAAAATTTGTAGGTGGTGAACCATTAATGGAACAAAAGCATGACGATTTTATTCAACACCTAATAGACAACAATACAGACATCAAAGATCTAGAACTGATCTATCATACTAATGCAACTGTATTACCTTCCCCTCGTGTTAGAGAGTTTTGGAAAAAATGCAAAAGTGTACAACTAAAACTAAGCATAGACGGTTATGATTCTAATAACTGGAATCAAAGACCAGGACCTTACACATGGCTAGACATCATAAAAGTTTGCGATACCTACAAACAACTAGCCAAAGACATGCCCAATTTAAAAATTAGAATTTCATCTACTATTACAAAAATT